CTCGCTCGCCAGAAGGCACTGTCACGGTCATCTTCACCGATCCGTTTACAGCGATCGAAATGACGTCAGCAGATGTGCTTGAAGGATTTGAAGATCCATCAGCCTTTCTCAGTGACACATCAATGTCATACCAAGTGTTCGCTGAGACTGCGAAAGGAACTCCCTTACCTCCATCTGGGCCATATCTCTTTAGAGTGCCATTGTTTCTTCTAGCATAGAAATTGATTTCATGCTGGTATTTTCTTCCACCGGGCAATCTATCTGTTCTGCATAGCTCAACATAATAACCTCTGTTGTCTGTTCCAAGATTGAAAGCGATTCCTCCCATCCCATTGGTGTATCCAGATCCACGGAAACGCATTCTTGTTCCGTAGTACCAGACATCCTTGTCGGAGAAGAATTGCCTTTTCGCAACATAGAATGTGTCAGCTCTGAAAGTCTTATTGGCTTTAAGGCTAACAGTGCTCTCAGTCTTGTTGTGAACAAATCCTCCCGTCCAAGGATAAGGATTTCCGACAGCCTTTTTACTTGAGCCAACAGAGTATCCTGATACTTGATCTAGATGTGGGGCTGGAGTTGTATTCCAGATTCCGCGCTCAACATTTCCAAGATATCCAGAGAATGCACTCTTAAACCTTAGCTCCGGCTTTGTCAGCTTTTCATCAATATTTTTCTTTTGATCAGAAGACTTAACTAGAGCAAAAGTATTGACTCCTGAAAGGTTGTAGTACCAATAACCCTTTCCGTCATATCTCATCAACTCGCCCTCGATGTTGATAATTCCCTTGTAAGGCCAAGATGCGGCCTCCGATGCTGTCATTCTCACAAATGTTTGATTATCATTCATGGTTTCTCTAAGCTGACTTGATCGAAGAACAAGAGTGTCTTCTGGTTGCCAGACGACATCCATTTTTGGAGTTCGACCAACTTGATCAGAAATTGATGTTTTGTTGTATCTAACGGTTACGTGGTTTGCCTCGTAATCATATTCCTGGCTAAGCTCAATAATATCTGGCTGCTTTAGTCCAACTTTTACACCATCAAGCTGCCATGAAATTGGCTTACCAAGATTATAGGCAACGTCTCTCGTTTGAATTTGAAGCTGTCCGAATTCATCAAAGTAGATTGCTGCCTGAACTGTCGTAGCCAAATGACTAAAGATTTCCCAAAGAGTCTTCTCTCCATCGGTCCAGAAATAAGGAATGATCGTGTCCTTATCATCGTCTGCGCGATCATAAACATAATCATTGAATCCCATGATGTCACATAGCTGCCAAACGATTCTACCGATTGTCAGATTCTCGAAGAACATCTTTGGAGGCTTCATTTCCTGCAAAAACTTTGAAGCATCCTTAAGGCCAACTCGGGCAATCTCTGTTCCCTGTCCATTCCATTCGTCTGAAAACATTGTGTATTCTCTGACGTATGTGTAACCACTTCCTCCCACCGGGGTCGTGTCATATCCCATCGAATAGGTGAACTTCACATTCTTATCAATCAAACCCTTATAGATAGAGTCTGGATTTGTATTATTGTAAAGTCCATCTGTGTTCGACAATTCCAATGAAGCTGTATTTGAACTGGCTCCACCCAATGGAGTTACAAAACTAGTTGATGACATTGTGAAGTTAGAATTTGAAGAAATGAGAGTGCTCGTCAAGTCTCTCTCAAGTCGAAGGGACATCTCAATCAAATCAAGATATCTGTTTTCAACAGAAAGAGTGTTCACATCCACTCTCAAACCCTTGAGTTGTACTGGGTTGTCTCTGTATACTGCTTCATCCCAAGAGCCGTCTGCCTGACGATAAAGAGTAATCCCATCGTAATCAATATCAGGGCCATCAGAAGTCCAGATTTGTGTCCATGTCGTTCCATTTGTTGTAATTGAAACAGACCATCCCTGAGGGGAGGCCGCAGATGTTTCAAACAAAACGTGAATCTTATTACACCAGGCCAAATTCTGATAAACGAATCTTGGTGAAACATCAACATCAAAAATGTTTGATCCGGCAAAGAATCGAGAAGGCTCTGGGCTAGACCAGTACTTATATGGATCATCAACATCTGACGCATACCATCTAGTTGGCTGAACACCATCAGGAGTCAAATCGGTGAATCCCATAAGTTCAGCTCGCGCCTTCGCAATACCCTTCTTTGAAGGTCGAAGAGGTTCAACAATTGAAGAGACGGGATATAGCTCAACATCAGAACTAATTTCCTCTTCTGGTGGATCGTTATCAACAGACTGAATACCTGCATATCTGTTCTGATTCCACTCAGCAATAAGCAGAGGTTGCGCCTTGATTGCGAGCCCCTGCTGTAGAAGTTGAGTTACCTGAGGTGTTGTAGTCTGCATTTTATACCTGTTCCATTGTTGCGCTGACCTCCCAGAAATCATAAAGTCCACGCTTACTGATTCCTGAGCTAAAGTCACTGAACATCACTGAAAATGTTTCAGTGGTTCCATTACCATATGTTATTTCTAGATCGAATTCTCCGAAAGTTGATTCGTAGAATGCTGTCATTTCATCAGCACCCCAAAAGCCATCGACTGTAAAACTGGCAGAATGAGGAAGTTCTCGCCACGAGACCGTAAATGTTCTTTTGTCTGCGACTACATACTTCCTCATTGTGCCGTCCGCCATTCTTTGCTTCTTTTCGATTCTCTCTGGAGAAATTTGTAGTTCACTACGGTTGTGGTCAGAGATTGCGTTCCCTGACCATCTCATCAACCGTGGCTTTGCAAGAATTATTGGCATTACCTGACGTACCTGCTCCTTCCCTTATTGCTTTCCATCTTGTCTAGAGCCTTGGCGATAACCTTTTCAAAATCAATTTCAGTGTTGATTGCCTCAGCATTGATATTGAAATTGTATGTGTTACCTGCTCCTGAGTCAATTCTGTCAATTCCTCTTTCTAGCTTTGCGCTAAGAGGAGCTGTAAGAACAGTCTCATTCTTGTGAAGGTTGGCAATGGTGTTGTCGTAAAGAACCTTTCCACCGACCTTAAGGCCAGGAATCAATCCTCTAGGATCAAAACCAGGGAATCCAGCAGGCCCTCTTGTTTCAAAGTGAAGGTGAGGACCAGTTGAATTACCAGTGTTACCTGATAGACCAATTACAGATCCTGAACCAACTCTCTGGCCGACCCTTGCATTTCTATTGCTAAGGTGAGCATAAAGGGTTGAAACCCCACCATGGTCAACAACAACGTATCGACCATATGAGCGGTATCCGCCATTCTGATTTCCTCTAAGGTCCTCAGAAGCAACGACCGTTCCTGCATTTGCAGCCTGGACAGGAGTTCCCACAGGAATTCCAAAGTCCATTCCTCCATGACGAGCACTCCAGTTTTGAGTGACAGGTCCATTAACAGGCTTTCTCCATCCGGTTCCGGTTCCCTGGATAGAGAATCCAGTTCCACCAACAACCGCACGAGCCATTTGCTCCCACTTTGCATAAGCCATCGGGAATGCAGAACGCTGAACTCTCTGAGCCTGTTCCCATAGAGGAAGCTTGGCTCTGTTCTTCATAGCCAAAAGACCTTCGAAGAACTTTCGTGCAGCGTATGTAGGATTCATAATCTGCTCTACGGTTCCCCAACCCTGGCTTGGACGCTGCTGGAATAGACCAACAGAGTCACGGTCACCATAGTTGATGTTTCTTAGAGTAGACTCCTGCATAGCAGTCATAATGGAAACGATAAGGTCTGTGGTAGTTGCACCCATTGACTTACCGACACCAATAATTGCTGCCGCATTTGCTAGCTGTTCAGAATTTAGCTTCGTGTTTCCATAAGCTCCAGCCTGACCAGGAATACCCATTACGTCAAGACCCATGTTCATTGACATGGCATTTTGACCCATTGAGTTGATGGCTCCTGCAACCATTTGGCTATATGCTCCTGCAAGAGCGGCGCCAAACATTCCGACCATTCCTAGTCCTGGACCACCAGTTCCAAACTTTCCGGAATTCATGTTGTCAAAGAAGTCGGTTCCATAAGTCTTGTGAGCGTCGCCATTAATGACGTACTCATTCTTCTTAAGGAGACCCCATGTCTCGTCGGAGTACATTCCTGAACTTACAGGACGTCCGCCTCGACTGTTGTACTTCTTTGCTCCTCCAACAGGCCCACCCTCGTGACGCAATAGATAGGATGGAGTGCTAGAGTATGCATTTTGACCAGGAGCATATGGAATGCCTCCCCATTCTTGTGCATTCGCACTAGAACGACTTGTTCCAGGTCCAGCATAATTCTTCGGTAGCTTACCTGTTGTAACCCACTTCATGAATTCAGCAGTGGACATTGAGAACGCACCATCGACCATTTGCTCAGTAATCTTCTTACCAATTTGGGCCCATGCAATGTCGCTCTTGAGACCTTCTGCTGCTGCCTTTACATTTGCAGAAAGGGCATTTCCTACATACTTGCCCCACTCATTTCCTCTAGCCTTGAGATTTACACCGTGTCTTGCGTAAGCCTCTTCAACCTTCTTGACATGAGCGTTTAGTTCTGCCTGATTCTTCGGAACAAAAGCTCTAAGTGCTGCCAATTCATTTTCAAGAGCACGCTTAGCCGCAGTATACTTCTTCTGCGTGGCGTTAATCTTGTCCTGAGTTTCACGATTCAAAGCCTCTCTCTGCGCCTGAACACCCTTATTGTATTCTTCTCTTTCGATCTGAATCTGCTTAAGAGCCTTCTCACGAGAAATCTGCAAAGACTTTTCTGCTGCTTCTCGCTGAGCCTTTAGAGCGTCCTGTTCTCTCTGCTTTCTAGCATCGAGCTGCTTCTTTTCAGCTTCTTCAAGCTGGTTAAGAATGTTTAGACGACGATCTCTTTCAGCTTCAACTGTTGAGATTTGCTTTTCGAATCCAGCAATCTTCTGTTCAGAAGCCGTCTGACTTGAGCCAGCCGTATCCTCAGTGTTCCATTGACCAATCTGAGACTGAATATCGTTTCCGATCTTCGCTGCCTCGTCAAGGTTTCCTGAATTGATTGCCATCTGGAAATCAATATTCTGATTTGCCAGTTCCGCTGCACGCTGAATACGAGTCTTTTCTCTCTCAAAGATTTCCTGACGCTTCTGTTCGGCATCTTGCTCCGCCTTAATTGCATCCTGAATCTTCTTGATCTTGTTGTCGTATCCTGCCTTTTCCTTCTCAATTCGAGTTTCCCACTTCTTTTCGTGGC